CGCATGTTTGACGAGAATTTCAAACGCTTCTACCGTTTCTTTAAAAAGAACGGTCCTACTATGAAGCGGATGACTCCTCAAGATGCGTGGCTCACGTACAGGTACGGTATCAAACCTCTGATATCGGATCTTAACGCGATCATTGCGGGACTGGACAAAAAGGTCGGATTGCGCAGAGACACTACACGTAAAAGCCTTTCAATAAGGCGTTCGTCTGTGTCGAAGTTCAACACTGGCATTGACGTGCAGGCAACTTACGTCGTCGCACAACTTCTTAGTGACGATGTGACTGTCCGCGGCATGGCCATTGACGAGTTTCTCGCAACTATCGGGAGTAACATTGGGTTTACCGTTAAAGGTTTACTCACTGTTCCCTGGGAGTTGATGAGATTCTCGTTCGTTCTCGACTGGTTCGTAAGCGCTGGGGATTACCTCAAAGCTTATGCACCTGCTCCAGGCTACAAAACGATAGGCTCGTGCTTAGTCACTGAGCGCGTTGTGAGTTCTCTGTGGACGTGTACTTCCACGTTGCAGAATAACTCGAACGTGATCATTCGTCCTTGTACGGGGGCCTGTTCCTCCACTATAAAGACGAAGGGCCGGGCTCCGTTAGGTGGGCCTGGGTTCGTGGTCCGAAGCGATTTTCGCTTTGGCTCACTTACTCGGGCGGCCGATGCTATGGCCTTACTCACCCAAACGATGAGTCGATACTTTGCTGATTGATGAGGTAACTCTTCATTAGGTAAAGTAGATCCCATTGCGAGAGCGATGGATTTCCCCATTTTGGGGTTTATCAACACCACTAGGGAGTTTTCCCAATGACCGTTACCGTCAATGCAAAGACTTACACTGCCGATTCCTTTCAAAAGGATCGGATCGCCTACACGGGAGCCGCAAAAACGGCCTCTGTGAAGGATGATCTGTCGCTAGCTCGTCAGGCTGCAAAGCCGACGATCAGCTTCAGCGGTTTGAGTCGCACCGAAGCGAAGCTCACTCGGACTTTGACCTTGACCGGCGCCCTCACCCCAACCGGGGATGTGATCGCCGCGTTCAATGTCTCGGTCCCGGTGGGTTACACCGCCGCGGACATCGACGCCGTGCTTGACGATATGGGGAGCTACATTGCTTCAGCCCCCTTCAAGGTCCACGTCAAGACCCAGAAAATCAGTTTCTAAGAGGTCATTAGTACCTCGGAGACTGACGGACTGGGTCGACTGGATTCTTGCATATGTAGTTAAAATAGCGGCCGTTATGGCTGCTGTCTATGCTATATATGATCGTCTTCGCGGAAGACAGTAATATTGCTGTCTTCTGTTAACTCTTAGGAGTCGTGATGAAACCTAAGTTACCAGCGTCATTCGCGTTAGCAAGACGCAGGCTTCGCCGTGACCAATTCATAATTTATGAAGAGGTCATGAGCGAGTTATTTCAACGCCATGATCACCATGAGTTTGCGCGACGTCTCTCTGGTTATTTCCGGAGTAAACGTTACGATTTAGCCATGGTTCTCGCTGATTCTATGTCCAAGCAAGTGCATTTGGATGCCGCTATGCATTTTGCGGCGAATCAGTTTGCACAGTTAATAAGGAAATATCCTTGGGACCCGAAGGTTGTAAAAACCGATCCGGAAACCAAGGCCATTAGTGCGTTCAACTTGTCGGAGCGTAGATGTAAGCGCTTAAACAAGAAGTTCGCATTCTACGGGTCTTTTCGTAGTCCTCACGAATCCCTCTTCCAAGAGATGCGGTCCTTTATCCGATATGTCATCGGAGAGGAACCACCTATGGATGAGGTTCTGCGTGGCTGTGCTTTTGGTGCTGGCGCCTCCGTTGGTGTGCACGGCAACGCCACAAATCTTGCGAGGAAAGTCCTTGCAGATAAGTGGACCGTGTCTCCAGGTGCATTCACTTACTCGTACTGGGCTCTTATGTCTGATCCGCTCCTAAGGGATGTTCTCCTTGAGAGCGAGTCTGGCATATCGTGTCTAGACTGGCTGACGGCTAAAACCCGTTTTGCCAGTAAAACGACGTTCGTGGACTATAACAAAATAAGCTTCGTCCCGAAGACTGCTATGACTCA